GCCAAATTACCGCACAACCCACGTCACGGCGGATGATTTGGCGGACTGGGATAGTTATTTAGGCGGGTCAAGTGACTGGCTGGATTTGATTGAACGTAACGAGCGACTACCGAAAGAAGAGGTTTAATTGTGGACTGGGGAGCAATAGGGGCAGGAGCAACGGCGGTCGCGGTTATCGGTGGGTTTTTGGGATGGGTCTGCAACATGAGCGTTGGCAGGGCTGTGTCCGCCCAGATTGGGAAACTAGCCAGCCGCGAATATGTAGATGAAAAAATCAAAACGCACGTTCAAATTTATCACAGGTCAGAATAAAATGAGATGTCAGTGCGGCAGGCAAATGAAACCGAAACCGTATGCAAAACCTACCGCGTGTTGGATTTGCCCTTGGTGCGGAAGAGTGATACCTTGGGATGGTGAGAACAAAATAATGGTTAACAAACCGGAAAAGGAGAAATCAGATGAAGACGTTTAGTATTATTTTTCTATTGATTTGCGCGTTTCTAATTTCGGTCGGATGCGCTCATGATGCACAGTTGGTTAAATTTCAAGCCGCTAAAAAATCCACGGTTGAGCAAAACATTAACGCTGGAGCTAAGGTTTTAGGCGGGGCGGCGAAACTGTTCGGATGCTATAAATAATGTTCAACGAGTTCACATTCACGGTTTCGCTCGCTCTGTTTGGGATCGGCTTCATCCTCTGCAAAGCGTTTGGAATCGTAAGAGAACGTATGAAACACGCTAATGGAATGCGTTTAAGGCTCATTTTCGACTTGAAGATAAACGAGAAGGCAAAAGGTGAAATATAGAATCGGGTATAAATACCAGCTAGCCGAAGAATATACCACCCAAACTTCAATTCGGTTAGAAAAAGGAATAGTCACAACTTTTTGGAGCATAGACAAAACTGGGCTTTTGACGGCTCGTGTTGGTTATGCGTGGGATGGTAGCTCTGGGGCGCGTGATACGAAGAGTTCGATGATTGCCTCACTCGTTCACGATGTTGGATATAATGCCATGAATGCAGGATTGCTCTCATGGAGCCATAAACCCACAGTAGACCCCGAATACTATGCAAGGTGTGTCAATGGTGGGATGTCAAAGTTTCGCGCCTGGATACGCCTTAAAGCGATCCGTAAGTACGGCGGTCGAAGGAAGACTACGGCTCATACAGAGGTTGAGATTTAGCTTATGGTGGACACCCTGTTTTTAAAAATCAAGCGACTGACTGCACGGGGTCGCATCTCCGTTGGTTAAGCGATAATGACAGTCTCAAGTAACCAAATTAAAACGGAATGTCTTCGTTAGTGTCTGGCGTCGGATCGGTCTTGGCCACCGCAGAATCAACCGCGATCTTCCAGCCGACCAAATTGTTGAAATATTTTCCGTTGTACTCACGCCCTCGAATGTTGAAGTAAATAGTCACAACGTCACCCGCTTTTATTTCGTCCAACACGATTACATTGTCGTTCAAAAATTCGAGGTTTATATCTTGCGGATATTTGCTATCTTCAACTGTGAGTACAAGCTCGCGTTTAGTAAATCCAGACGCAAATGTCTGCGTTTCCTGAATCAGTTTTACCGTTCCTCTGATTTCGTATTTTTCGCTCATTATTTTTCCTCTTCTATTTTATCTGCTAATGTAAATTACCGCGTTCGGATGATCTCGGCACGCCCTAAGATATTTTGCCACCCAAGGAAGGAAGTTGTTATAAGTTCCCCACCCGTTTGGAGCGTTATATTTTTCATACACAGCGGGATTTTCAACCATCTTCTTCAATCCGTTCGCGATCTCGACGACAATGTCTTTCGCAAAAATTGCACAAACATCTTCAGGCCGCCAAAGCTCTGAATAAATACCAGCGACTTTTGCCATTTCGTTGAGGTTATGCGTTATGTTTGCGCTGTAAACCTCTTCTCCGTTTTCCATCAGAGTTACGTCTAAGCTCATTCCGTGTCCTTTCGTTTATTTCGATTTAGATTCTATCACGCGCTCCGTATTCTGCAATGATATTATCATGATTCTTTTAAGGACCTGTCCTTCGTTTGTTGAAGCGTAACTTCCGCGTGACATTTTCGGCAAAGAATCCGCATGTCACCGTACAAAAGCGAGTCTGCGTAATTTCCCAAATCGCGTTTTATATCAGTGAACTCTGGATTTCCGGTTATATGATCGGTTTCATAACACAGCTTCTTTTTCTTCGATTGTGCGCCAGATTTCAGCGTGACAAATTCCTTCTCCGACTGACCCATCACCCTACCGCACCCAACACAATCAACCACGTATTTAAAGCGTCCCAAGCCTTCCACGTTAGGCCTACGCACCGACTCCACAAAGCAACGCCTAGAACTGTTTCTCCAGACCTTACGCAGGGCAGACCTAACCTGAGCGCGTAAATGCGCATCGGTGCATCCGATAAGCTTGTTTATTATTCCGCGCTTCATTTTTTATCAGCCTTCAGTTTTTTGATAAATTCAGATCTAGTATAAGAAACACCATCCGAATACAACTGCGGTTCTCTTTGTTTAAGTTTGCGCCTCAAAACGGTAATCTGACCCTTCCGGTTTCCAAGCTGGGATTTAACATGGCGCAAATCTTCGCGAAGTTCGTTTAAAAACACGATGTTTGCCTTTGTCACAAGCCGAAAGTGTGCGTTGTCTTTTTCTTCGATCTTGAGCTTACGTTTTAAATCGGTTGAGTGCATAACATTCATCTGTACCTCGGCCTGTAGCGCATCGTTATCATCGTTAACCACGTGGATTTCACGCGCATTGTTTAACGTAATCTGATCGATTGCGTCTTCAACAAACTGTCTATCCATTGCTCGTTCCCATTCATACACCGCCCAAATAAAAATTAAGCAGAATATTACTATTGTCATAACCGTCGTGTAAGTGTTCATTTTGCTGTTCCTTTCGTTGTTTTTTGCTTTTCCGTTTCCGTATTAGACGGAACGTTTCCATACAATTCCCTGTTCGGTTGCTAAATGTTTTCTATAGCTTTTGTGATCTCATCACGCGCACAGCGAAGCTCTTTGAGAGCGAAGATGTTGTTCTCAAGCTCTGCCATGCCTCGCGCTCGTTCCATTGCGTTTTCAGCCAAGTTTGTTTGCCTAGACACGAGTCGCTCAACCGAACCAGCAGATTCAGGAGTACAAGAAACTCCGCGCCGCCCTAACTCTTTAATCAAATCTTCTGTTAGATAATCTGGTAGTTTTTCCATCCTTCTCCTTTGTTTTGTTTCTTGCCGCTGATCCCGTCGTTCGGTTTCATTCTGCGAGAGCCGCGTTGAGGCACGCCTCCATTTTTTGCCAATTTTTCAAGTAGGCGCCAAACAAACACTCGATCACCTTCGATCCGGTTAACAGTGCAGCGGCGGAGCTGGCCGTCGATCATTGCCATGCAGATATCCCAGAGTTTAACTTTCACGCTAACACCCTTTCTCCGACCGGCGACTTCTGACCTCTGACTCCCGACCTCTGACCTCCGACCGCTTGCGGTCGATAGTTCGCAGCGACGACGGCGCGGGCCATGTCGGGGCAGACGCTGTTTCCAATCATGTTGACCGCGGCGGTTTTGGTGAGGCCATCGATGCGGTAGGTGTCGGCGTAGCGCCCGAACTGGGCGCGCAGCAGTTCGGCGGGCGTGAGCATCCGCAAACCGATGTCAACGATCTGATAGAGTTCGCCGTGGACGGTGACGAGCGCAAAGCGATCGTTGCCGGTGATGGTGTCGAGCGGTTCATCCAGGCTTTGCCCGGTGCCGCATCCATAATATTTCAGCAGGAAGGCGCGCACCTCCGCAAAGCGGTTGGAGCCGTCGACGGTCGGCAGCGGTTCGGTGACGGGATGGCAGCGCGACTCATCGCCCTGCTGCGCGTGATAACTCAGCAGGTGCGAGGTGACGACGGCGTGATGGTTGACTTTTGCGCACTGACTGGAGAGCGGCTCGTCGATCGCTTCGCCGGTTGACATCCCGTTCATTCGCTCGATGTGGCAAGCGACCGGCGCATCGTGTTCTTTTCCCATAACGGTGCCGAGCGGTTCTTTGACCACCGATCCCGTCGAGGCGGTGTGATACCGGGCGAGGAACGGAGCGACCAGCGCGAAGTGACCGCCTTTGACCTGAGCGCAGATTGTGCGCAGGGGCTCGTCGGCTTTCATGTTGCGCTGGCTGGATCCGTTCGCGCATTCAGTAATAAATGGCGTGACGCCCTCCGGGCAGGCTGAGCCTGCACGCTTGCTACCAGTGCACGGCATGGCATCCGGAACAATAAATGGATTCGGATTGTTGATAACAAATTTCCAAACGCCCCGGGCGATGCGCTCCATGGTCTTGTCGGCCAGCGGACGGACTGCGCGGATCCCCGCTTCTTTCACTTCGGCCTTGGTGGCGAAGATGGACACGGTCGGGATGGAGAAGTCGATACATTCGGCGGCGGTGCGGTACGGCTTTTTATTCCGGCCCTGGCCGTGCGTCTTGCGCGGCCACTTGATCGGCTGGCCGTCACAGCGGGCGATCATCACCAGGCGGGTGCGGATGGTTGGCGCGCCATAGTCGCAGGCTTTGAGGAGTTTCCACTCGACGGCATAGCCCATCTGTTTGAGCCGACGGTCGAATTTGTGGAAACCTTCGCCTTTTTTGCGCGGGTCGGCCTGGCCGGTTCGTTTGTCGAGCCGGCCCCAGGTGCGGAACTCGCCAACGTTTTCAAGCATGATGATGCGCGGACGAACCTGCCGGGCATAGTGCAGGCCGATGGTGGCCAGCGAGCGGATGTTCTTTTTCTTGGGAGCCTTTCCGCGCGACCGGCTGAAGTGAGTGCAGTCGGGGGATAGCCACAGCAACCCGACGGGCCGTCCCTTACTGACGGCCAGCGGGTGGACATCAAAGACGTCGGTGCGGAAGTGGTTTGTGCAGGGGTGATTCTGTTCGTGGTAGAAGATGGCCCGGGGCGAGTGGTTAATCGCGACGTCGACGGGCCGACCGATGGCGGCCTCGATGCCTGTCGACGCGCCGCCACCACCGCAAAACAGATCGATGACAATCTCGCGGCCCTTCGCCGGCCGCTTCACTGGATCCCGATAGCGCGCATCATAAGCAAATTTTGTCTGCGTCATTCCCCACCGCCATTCGCTTCTTTGAACAGCTCAGCCGTGACGGAGACACCTTCAGGATTTTCAATAGGAAAGAAGGTCGGCATCTCACCAATAGATTTCAAATAAGCCAACGTTGCGGCGGTTAGAATCTCACCGAGCTCAAGCTCTCCCTCCCTACCAATATCCGGCCAACAATCGCAGACCTCGCCGCACTGCTCCCCCGCCAGATCACCCATGCGCTCCAACACCCCGCCGCCGTCGACACTTAGATCAAGCGATCCTTTTTTCCCAACATAGACACCCCAATCGATCTCGATGCCATCATCAGCGATGCAAGCGAGGATCGCATCTTCGCGGTTTCCGTGCGGGCCATTGTCAAACCGCTCCTCATTCCTCGAGCTCCACCACTCCAACTCCGGAACCTTTTCGGCGGGAGATTCCGAGGAGTGGAATTCAGCTCTTATCATTTCGGCGATGATGTTTGAGGCCCATATTATCCCGTTACGCTCCGCAGTTCTATCCCCGCCGGAGCCGGGCAGATCGCCAGAAACGATCGAGCTATTTATTTTCGACCACACCTCCCCAAGCACCGCGCCTCGGCTAACTGGATTTTTTAAAATCTCAACCCTCCCTGGCGGGTTAAAGTTTTGGAATCCAGGCATATCAGGACAGCACTTCTTTTTTTCATCTTTCATATTTCATCCTTCATATTTCTCTCTACTGATTCATCCACCCGCGCGAACCCCCGTGCCGGTTTTTCTACGCGCCGAGGGGTTTAAATTAAAAGTTCTTTCTGTAAAAATCCAACAGTAGTTTTTCAACATCGGCGTCACTGAACTGCGCACCGTCGTCGTCAACCTCGTCCTGAATCCACACGCTTGTATCGTCTTGACGGGCAATAACAAATCTACCAATAGTAACTTGTGGCCAGTCCTTATTTCCAATTTCGTACATTCCCGCCTTTGGGTCGTCATTAGACCCCGGCAGTTCGCCGAAAAACTTTTCTGCTATGTCTTTTCCTAGGACTTTATCTATTTTATTCATAAACTTCCTTTCGTTATTTCGTTCTAACCTGACACTCGACCTCTACGCCTATACCCAAAAACGGGCGCGGATTGGCGTTGCGGTTCTGTCTGATTCACAGTCCATATAATCGCAGATTTCATAATTATTCTCCTTTAATAAACATCTTCGTGTTGAACTTCATCATACGATTTTTCAACCGTCACGTTCAGTATCATTTTGCGACCCTTGCGAAGGCCTAAAGTTCCGGCCCCGATTATTGAGTCTACACCGTCTGATTCAAAACACGCATCTACGACTGGCGACGCGTTTGGATCATCCCACTCACCGTATTTGTCCTTTATAACATCTACCCCAAACGCCCATAAAGCTCGATTTCCGTTATCGTCTCGCGTATATATAAGTTTCGTCATTTTCATTCTCCTTTTGATTGCGCGGGCCGGCTATTAACCAGCCCGCTTTTTGTTAGTAGCTGATTGACACGTTCGGGACTTTACCGTTGGCAATCTCAACAATAAGGGCTTTAGCGGCTTCGTCACTCACACATTTCCCAGCGATGGCCTTCAGGATTGCGTTGTTTACGCGCTTGCAATTCGCTTTATTTTTTGCGCGTTTAACTTCGTCTTCTTTCTCCATACGCGCAACGGTTTCTTTAGCGTCTGCTTCGGATTTCACTCTTGCAAGTTCGGCGCGTTCGTGTGCCAGTTTAAGCTCTGACTCTTCGCGTTCTGCTTTGATTTCAGCTTCGCGTTTATCAGCCTCTTCTTTCAACTTTGCGTTTTCGTCGGCAACTCGTTTGCGCTCATCATACTCGGCTTTCTCGGCGGCAATACGATCGGCCTCAATCTTGGCTTCCGTTGCCTTGCGGGACTCGTCAGCAAGACAAATGCTATCATAATACGAATCAAAGACGTCTTCGGCCATTTCGCCGAGTTGCATAAACTTAGCGTTTGTGTCCTTCGGTTCGCATATTGCCATACGATCAGCGAGTAGTTTTGCTTTGCGCTCTTTCTCTTCGTTTTCGTAGTGGTTATAGATTCCTTCAAGCTTCTCTTCCATCTGCACTACAGGCAATGTCTCGGCGTTTTTCCACGCGTCAACGAACTTGCCCGCCTGCCAGAAAAACTGTTTCTGAACCTTGTGGGTTTTTTCAATGCCCTTCCGCACTTTAACCAGACCCTTTTTAACGGCTTTTGCCCTGTCGCAGGTTTCTTCGCAGATTTCCAGTTCGACAATCTGAAGGAACTCTGCCTTCAGAATTTCGCGCTCCGAGATCATCGGAAGAAACGCATCCTCGATAGCCTTTGCTTTCTTTTCGTCGAGTTCATAGTCGCTCGGTTTAACTCGTGAAAGTTCCATTGTTTCCATATCTTTACTCTCCCTCTTTCGTTTTCGTTTCGATGTAGTTCATAATCGTGTCAAGGCGGGCGCGACTATTAACCATGCAGGCAAGGTCTATGATTGCGTCCATACTATCGGACTTGTCAGACGAGAATCCGTGATCCTCAAACGCAGATGTTACCACAAGCGGATCTAGTTTCAAGAGCTTTGGCGTGATCTTTTTTACGTATTTATCAAGGGCTACTTGACGCTTTTCTTCTTCCGCAGATTTCTTATCAGCATCCTCGACTTTGACCTCAAAAGGGAAGGCCTCATCGACAGAGGTCTCATTATTTTTGATGCACGTCATCAAACCTGTCAGAACTTCGAGTTCTTTTGACCCTATGTCTTCGATGTCTTCAACGCCCAAAACGACAAAGACTCGTTTTTTGTCAATGCCAATTTTGTTGATCCATGCACTGGCACGTTCACGGCGTTTGTCTAGCGTCTGCGTGTCACCAAACAGAAGACCCCGAACGGCGTTTTCAATCGGTTTACAAAGAGCCTTCGGAACGACTTGGAATGTTGCATCCCGGCGGGCTTTTGATAATGCGACCTTCGCCACCACCAGAGACATGCGCTCGCTATACGGCTTCCCGTCGGCTTTGACCGTGCATTCCTTGACTTCGCTTGTTGACATGAAGTTGCTTTCAAGATCGTGAGCAACCCCTTGCGCAATAACGTATCTGTCGGTCTGTTCGATGATACGCGCTCCGACTCGAAGGTTGCCGTAACACGCCCCGACAATCTCCGCCGTTCGTACGCTCATTCCTTCTGCATTCTTCCCCCCGCCAACCGGACGGCGGTAAATGCAAGAGGCGGCGGTGTCTTCATCCATCGTTGCCATATCTACAGCCTTGCGTTTGAACTCGGACATTGTGCGCGGATACTGGTGCGCCGTTGCAATTTGCATATCAATGCTGGCTTTTTCCAACTGCATTAAAGCCGTCCCGTTTATCACTTCAGGTTCTACTAATTCTGCTACTTCATTATTCATAATATTTCCCCCTATTTAATCTTCACAAATCCCGCACATTTGCCGCTCGATTTTAGACGGTCGAACTAGGCCGTCTGCTATCAGGCTCCTCATTGCCGCAACCTTTAAAGCCTCCTGCTTGGATCTGTTTTCACCAGTTACTACCTTCTTTTTTAGAGCGCGGTGGAACTTCATTGGCAGGTTTATCCATATATGTTTTGATTCCATAACTCCCTTTCGTTTGGTTAATCGTTTCCTATTACGAAGACAAATATATTCCGATAATTCAGAGAGTCAACAACTATTATGATCAAAATTTGATCAAAATAAACCTTGCGCTCCTCCAAGAAAAGAGTAATTTCGTGGCAGATCAAAACAACGGCGAGAGCCAAAGGAGGTGAGATGAACGAATTCCAAAATAACTACGTGGCATCAGTTCCATTAACCGAAAACCACTCACAAGAAAAGACAAAATGCCCAAATTGTGGAACACGCCCGTTCCAACATTGGCGTTGCGGATATATGCACGAGTGCCACACATGCGGCAAACAGTGGAAATCGGACGAGCCATTTTGCTAAAACAGAAACCACAGAGTATAAAATGACCATTGATAATTATAATGTTGATAAATGTAATATTGTGCAAGAGCTGGCTAGAATGGAAAAAGTTGGCTGGGGAAATGACAAAACAGACCCAACAATTTTTCCTTATGTTATAACCGAGGCAATTAATTTGCTTTTAAACTCTAGGCCGCAAGAAAAGTTGACCTGTTACACGAGGACGGGGGAGCTTGTCGAGGCGATGATTGATGAGATTTTAAAATAGGATTAAGCACAAAACAAGGAGATGGGATGAAAAACAAACTAGCAAGAATAAACGCCGCATCGAAAATGCGAGCACAGCATAAAGCAATCGAACGCGCAGAAATGGGAATCAAGACGGCTCGGGACGCTGAGACCGAGAAAAATCAGGTGGTGGATGTTAAAATCAAGACTATACACTCCTTGCTTGTTGGAAATTACTTTACCATTGTTGCGCAGTGGGAAAACGGCGAATATAGGTCAGTTCAGGGGATCGGGAGTAAAACGGAAAAACTAGCAGAAAAAGACGCTATGCAAATGGCGGTAGCGTGTTGGGGAAATGTAAACGTAGTGGAGGATGATTAAATGAGCGAAATGATAACAGGAGAACAGTTGGAGGCGTCGGTCTGCGATGACAAATACGATGACGACAACAAAGAGAGAACGTGTCAAAACTGCGGGTGGAGCGGTTTCGAGGATGAACTAAGCCGTAGCTCGGCATGCGGATCTGACCCGCTGAAAAGGTCTGAAATATCTGTTTGTCCAAAATGTGGAAGCAAATCAATAGAGGGAGAAATTTAATGAACCTAGAACATAACTTATACGACGCGCAACGAGCCATGTACTGGCGGATGATATTTGACTTGAAATCATCGTTTGAGTATCGCTGTCTCGCAATTCAAAGCCTATGGTTAATGCGGAAATGGGGGCGGTAGATGATCTGCGAGTCGTGTAATCAGACAATACTTTACCGGATGGGAAACGTCTGTCCGAAGTGCGGCGGGGATGTTAAGGTTTACCCTATGACAAAGCGCAAGACTGAAAGTGAGGCCGATAAACTTTGGCGCAAGAACAATCCAAGGACTGAATATTTCCGCGATGTAAAGCGCAAAAAAAACAATGTCGTTATTGCGCCTCACGTTATCAAGTTTAACGGCAAATATAAGCGGCTGTTAGATCCTAAACACAGATGGGACGAGTTTCGATACGCCAAACTATACCGGAGCCTTGGAAGCGCGACATGTGCCGTAAAATCAATGGGCTATGGAAACGTGATGTTGCGACTAGAAACGGAAGCGGCTACGGTTAAAAACTGGGAGGATGAAAATGAAGATAAGCAGATTTAACGATGTTGAGTTTTTTATACTACCTGTAATCGCAATTGATTGTTTTCGTTGCGTTAAATATAATTACACTCCAGAATACTCTATGAGTGTTGGCTGGGGATTTTGGCATATAAATATTAAATTTGACACCCCAAAAAATCAGGCGTAGGTTTGGGGCAGATAAGAAAAGGAGATTGATATGACAGACGCAGAAAAAGCAAAAGTCGAACCTAGCTCATGCACACGAATTCCAAAGCGCGGACACGAAAAGGCAACTCCTCCACGATATACGGAGGGATGCAACGAGCGTGACGAAACAAATCCAACGACTCACGAAACCTGTCGGAAGATCATATACTCGCGGATTTGAAATGATGCGCGATGACGAGCAACGTTATGATTAAAGCCCCACAAACCACGTCAGAGCGTTATGCAATATACGCGGACAAACACCCTTCCGCCGCAAACGAACGCCAGGAGCTAGTGCGTAGGCGGCGGGAACTGTGTCAGAGTTATTGGATGGCTGTGACTTGTTACGGAAATGAGATCAAGGCTCTAATTTCTGGCGCATCGGAAAACATGATCGAAGAGGAGCGCGTAAAATACCTTGCAAAATACAATGCTACGAGATGAAATAGTCACAACGAAAGGAAATTATATGAAAACAATACCAGCAGTAAAATATAACATTATTCCGCCGCGACAGCTTAAAATTATGAGAGGAAAGGTGGTAACAGTTGATGGGGAAGAGGCAACTATCAGCGGGTTTAAAGATGGTACAGAAATCAGTATCATAACTCGTTGTAAATTGGAGCGTTTGGAACGTGATGCGCAAATGGCGAAATGGTGCTGTTGTGCATAAAACATCCACCAACTCCAAATAATCTAGAAATGTGGAGATAGTAGATTACATTACGCCGCGAAACAGGATACGGTTTGCAAATCAAGCCACCCGCGCCTCTCAACGATGCGTAATTCGGGGGGCGTTTTGAAACGATGAAAGGAAAACAAATGGACGAAAACGAATATCAACGAAAAGCAGGAAGTGTATTCCATCGAGTTTATGACGAGCTTGGAAACTTCCGTGTCGGAGATCGTAACATCGAGTCGATGAAAAAGCATATCAGGACATCATTTGATGACGCATTTGACGGTGTAGGGCTTGATAACGCGGAAGCTATACAATCATTCACCGACGAGGTGTTTGTTGCTGTAGAGGCATACAGCGGCGATTTAAACACTGCACAGGTAGAAGTGCTGGAGGCCGCAATTTTAAACCAGTTTGAATATGTGAACTGCGACGTAGACGGAAACCAATAGTCAAGTAATCCTTGACAGTTCAAAAGAAAAGGAACGAAACATGAAACAGCAAATCAGAAAATATACAATCGAATCAATCGACGACAAAAACTACGTGTTGACAAAAAACAACGGTGTAGACAAAAACGGTAAGCCAAAAGTCAGCAAGTCGCTGTATTATAACAATATTGCGGCGGCTGTAACAGAAATTGCACGAAGAGAGGCAAACGAAACAGAAAATCTCAAAACGTGGCTGGCTGAATATCGCACCGTGAAAAATGAGATTGCGGAACTATTGAAATAGTTGTGACTATTTGAAAAGGGTACACAATGTCACTGCCTGAAAAAATAGATACGCCGTCTTATTGCCGTGGCAAATGGGAACAGGATTGTAAAAGAATTGGACATCGGCACAACAGACACTTATCAAAGAGGCTGTTAAGGCTACACGAAGAGCCACCAGATGAGTACAGGCGGTATAAAGGGTGGGTAATGTAATAAAGGATGAGATATGAGCATTTACCAAGTACTAATTAAAAGTTGGTTTTATGACCATGAGTCACCGTTTAATGAACAGCTTTGTGTCGTTGAGATTGCCATTGAGCGCGGGGCAACATGTGAAAAGTGTGGGGAACCTATTACAATGGAGCGCGGCTATTGTTCACATGCCATCGCATATGGATTTAGTGAAATGTATTGTTGTGCGAAATGTGCGGGATACAAAGAAGACGAATTTAGCAAAGAGATAGATGATTTGTGCGCAACAGAAGAGTTTTTAGCGTATGATCCGAGTGACGAAACGAAGGAGATTTGATATGAACGAGAGAAGACAAAAATATAACGTGCCAGAAAATTGGGAAAAAACATGTGACGGTGCAGGTTGTCGGTGTGGGGCGTGGAATAGTGGAGAGTGCGGATGTGATGTAGACTGGACTCCTCATGAAACATATCGAATGATGGTAGAGTTAAATTTCCAGCAAGAGGAGATCGAGCGGCTGAGAGGTGCGCTCGAAAGGGCGAGACGCGACCTGCGATGTAATTGTACACTGGGCCAGATTTGGCTTAAAAACGTGATGGATGATATCGAAAAAGCACTAGCAGAAACAGCAAAATAAAGCTTGACGATGTTGGGCTGGTGTGATTTAATACATGGAATTAAACAAGGAAATTATGGACAATCTGAAAATAGATAAAATTACCTCAAGACACGTAGCCCGATGTTTGGCCGATCTTGGGGTTTCAATTTCACCGTCTCAGTCCAGAACCGTTAAGCGATGGTTTTGGTTAATGTCTGACGATATCAAACAAGGCAACCAAGGGAAATTAATCAATGAGCGGCAAGACATCAACTGAAACAGATAAGGTTGATATATTCATGCCGATCTACATCGGTGATTATCTTAAGGACACAATGTTTCTCACAACAGAGGAGCATGGCGCATACCTGTTGATGCTTTTTGCTTGTTGGCAATATGGATATATACCGAATAAAGCTTCTGTAATTTGCAGATTTACTGGCATGAGTGAAGACGCTTGGGCCGTATCTTCAGACACAATCTTGGCCTATTTTAAACAAAAGGACGGTAAGATATTCCACTCTAGGATTAACAGAGAGCTTGAATCTGCTAGGGCTAAAAAGAAACGCCAGTCCGAGCGAGGAAAAAAGGGTGCGGATGCTCGTTGGAATGCAACAGGCAATGCTTCAGGCATACCACAAGCAATGCCACAAGCAATGCCACAAGCAATGCCACAAGCAATGCCTAAGCAATGCCCTTCACCTTCACCTTCACCTTCACCATTAACTACACCTTCAAAGTCAACTAATACTATTTGCGCAGAGCCGGATACCGACTCCGCGCCGGAGCCCTCAATTTTAACTTTTGGATGTACGGGGAAGGTTAGAGAATGGAATCTCACCCAGACAAAACTTAACGAGTGGAAAGAGACGTTTGACACAATCAACGTTTTGGCTCAATGCAAAGTAGCTCGGCAGTGGCTTTTAGACAATCCGCAGAAACGTAAAACAGCGGCTGGAATGACTCGTTTTCTCGGATCATGGTTTTCAAGAGAAATTCAAAAAGGTAAAACGTACTCTGCAAAATCTAAAGGAGAATATGAATGCAAGATAAAATAGCAATCGCATGGCCAGACGTTTTAGAGGCGTTTTACGGGAATCAGCTATCACCGCGACAGGTTGAGGTTTGGGAATATTTTCTAATGGGATCGAAACCTAGTGCGCTCGAATTAATTTCATCTATCAAAATGGCGGCAAATGAAACCATGAAACCTGAGGAATGGCGGGTAACGGTTCGGGACCTGCAAAAATGGCTTAAAATATATAGGCGCATCAAACGCAATGAAACCAACTCAGTAGACCGCCAAAAGATCATTGACGGCATTGTATCAGTTTTAAAACAAAAAGTTGTCAATGGCGCGTCACGAAGCGACATAGGCGAATCCATCACGGCTGAACAAAAAGCCAGACCTTGGATTAACACAAAATGCGGAAATGAGATACTAGCTCGGGTTTTTGGATAAAGGAGATGACATGGGAAAACAAAAAAATGGCGGCGAGTTTTTGATAGGCTCAGGCGACTTGTTAGGCTTTTTTTAAAGGTAAATTATGAGATCAGAGATTAAACTTTTCAACATGGACTGCATGGATGCCCTGCGCGAAATGGAGGACAACCAATTCGATCTGGCTATTGTCGATCCTCCTTATGGGATCGGGTATGACGGTGCGAATCAAACAAGCGGGGCGCACGGTGGAAGAAAGGCCCATGAGTGGAAGGGGTGGGACTCGTGTATTCCGGCTGCAGAATACTTTGAACAGCTTTTCAGAGTGTCTAAAAATCAAATAATATGGGGTGCAAATTACTTTGCGAAGTATCTACCGCCATCAATGGGCTGGATTGTGTGGAGAAAAGACAGGGGGAAATTTTCTTCTTCGGATGCTGAACTTGCATTTTCCTCGTTTAATAGGGCACTAAGAGAATACACAAAGAACCCGCTAGAGCTTGTGAGAGAGGGCGGGACGATTCATCCGACACAGAAACTGGTGTGCCTCTACAAATGGCTTTTAAAGAACTACGCCAAGGAAGGCGACAAGATCCTTGATACACACGGAGGTTCAATGTCGATTGCTATCGCCTGTTGGAACATGAAGTTTGACCTTGACCTATACGAGCTTGACGAGGACTATTTCAAAGCGGGGTGCGAGCGATTTGAAAATCACAAGGCGCAGGGACAGTTATTTTAGGAGGTGAAAGAATGAAAAACGAAATGCCGAAATTCATGAAAGACATTTTAGGCGGGTTTGATAAAACACATGACAAACAAACGCCTCAAAAGCCTAGGCAATCCGCCAGCATCGAAGAGCTTTGTCGAAACATGAAACACAACGCCGAAACAAGGCATAAATAAAAAAGAGGGCGACCAATTAGGCCGCCCCTTTTCTTTTAGCGTTAGACGGAATAATTCCATACAATTAACTGTTCAATCACCATTCAGATTTTTCGTACCTACATGAACAATGTATAGCGTCCATTTCGGTTTGGTAGTATTTTCCGCACATGTGGCACTTGTGTTCCAGTTTTTTAACCACCCCATCGATGCCGTTGGGTACGTCCGTCTTTTTGTCATTGTCGCTCATGCTTTAATCCTCCGTAATTAAGAATCGAACAAATAAATGCAGTCTATCACTTCGTTCAGCCTGATTTCAGGCGTTATGTTCCTTCCCTTCGCAAAACGTCATTGCCGCGCAAAGTAGTTCAGGCCCAGTTGGCACACAATCCTCGCGCAACACGTTGCAGGCAACCAGCGTTTGGAACAGCGCTTCAGCGAGCAGGCGCTCCCTGTTTGTCGGGACAGAACCCGTCGATTCACGGAGCACGGGAGAAGGCTCACGCTTTCCAATGTCTGGAACCGATTCCTCTTTCAAAGTTTTTAGGTCTCTCTTAATGTATGTCATAATTTCCGCCTTTCCCGCTTGTGATCTTTTCTGTTGGACTTCTTCTCCAAAATACGCCACGGGAACGGGTCTGAAAATTCTGGATCTGCGATTGAATAAAGCGCGTTGTATGCCTCATCAATATTCGACTCAAGCAACGCCTGTCTTGCTTTTAGAATTTTCTTTGCAACGTTTTGTGGTATGTCAGACGGAGAAGTCCAACCAGCCAATTGAGGATCTACCTTCGGCTCCACACGCGTCGGGGTTTTTAGCACCCCGTCTTTTGTTAAAATCATTCTTCCGGCCATAATTTATCCTTTCTGCGAGCCTTGGAGACTCATTGGTGCGTTGGGCGGGATTGATTCTACGACTATCCTGATGGCCCTATCCAATCCTTCTGCCACCGCTTGAGCTTGGTTCCACCCTTCAAAACTCCCCTCTGATTTTCGCTTCGCGGAATATTTTAACCACTCGTCTCTTTCAAGGCGCAAAATACCCAACAAGCGAATTGAGGGACTATCAGAAAGGGCGCGTTCGAGCTTGGCGACCTCTCTCTGCATGCGCTGAATATCTGTGACAATATCCTGCGTGAACATTGAGTGTCCGTCTTTTGTGACGGTGTGTTTGACGGCTTGCTTTTTTTGGTTTCATTTTTCTGTTTTCTCCCATTATCTAATCACCACATAAGCGGCAAACCCTATCAGGGACCCGAGGATTGCGCTGAAGAGCGTTCCGTGTTCTTTTCGTGTCGTTGGTCGTCTTTCCGTCCCTATCGGTAGACGGAGCGTTTTAAGCGGTTTGGGGCGGTTCATGATCTTTTTCATAGCGCCAGCCTTTCCGTTACAATTTCGACTTCTACCAGTTTCGACACGCTACGCAATGCGTAAATCCTTGCGACTCCGTGTTTTTCTAGCGCGATGGCTAGCTTTTCGACTAATTCTTTTTCTCGTTCGCTCATCTGCTAAGCTCCTTTTTCAGCTGGCGGCGTTCAATAAGCGACTCAATAGACATATCTGTATTGCTATACATCCAATCAAGATCTTTAAGTCGTTTTATCTTTCGTGCATTTAGTTCGTTCATTTTATTTCTTTCTGATGTTACCGTTTAAGTATGAAACCTCTATATTTTAGGCCATCAACAAATCTCCCGATTAGGTTTGAAAGCCTTGTCGGTGGCTGTTTGTTTCTTTTTTTGCATGAACTCATATTGCGCCTGATTGTTTTTGAGCTGTCGCAATACCTAAGCCTCTCAGGTTGCATAATTAATCCTCCTAGTTGGGTATTTCTGCCAGCGCAACGTTTACCATATTTTGTAATTTGTCGCGACCCTCCGTTTTGTCTTCTGCATAATAATCAATACTATTTGTTTTTGATCTGTATTTCCCGCCGAACCCAAACGCGCTGCCAAAGCGCCATTCCCTACATTTTTCACGGTCAAGATGCGCGTCAATAAAACTTGCCCTCATGCCATAGCTCGCCCCACCCAAACCCACCAGAACCGTATAAACCTTTTGTAAAAACTCCTCATGTTTATTGTTATCCATAACTAATCCTCCCTTATGTTTCTTTTTGCGTGTTTTGATGCGATCTAAAGCAAATCGTCGGCACTTGGTACGCGGTTAAATTCTGCCTCAAAAGCGTTGATTATGACGCGAAATTCTGCACCGTATTTTGCGATCTCGTCTAAAATGTCGCCGTGCATAGCGCCAAAGGCAAGCGCTTGCTGTTCCATCTCTTTTTTGTGGGTGCTTTTCATTTTTCTTGCCTATTTCTTCAACTGTTTTACAGCTTCGTGATATTCAGCGTCGGAGATTCCGCCCGCTACTGATCCACAAACTTTGAGGCGCCCCGAATCGATGGTCTCATAATGCGCCCAGCCGTTTTTTCCGTATATCGTTTTGGACTGTTTGTCAATTGTCATTTGATTTCCTTCCCTGTTTTGGAGTCGAAACCGTTGTCAATACCGAACCCGTCGCGCTTTAGTTTTTCCATAACCGCCTCGCGGACATAATCGGCGGCTTCCCCTGCGTTCTGATAGTTCCACCCCTCACACATTGCGGCGGGGCATTTACTACAGAATCCGTCTTCTGGTTTCGTGTAGTCGCCGATTGAGTGATACGCCAGCGATATGATCGAGCACGCGTTTATAGTTGCTTCGTTTCTTGTCATGGTCGTTTCCTTTCGTTTTCTCTCTGATCTGGAGTCAGTATTTCATAGGGCGGGGAGAGTGTCAACCCCTTTCTTTAGTCTATTTTACCACCATGTTTTGACACGCTTTCGACCCCGGTTTCGTGTCAGCTTCTTACTAATACCGCTTGCAAAGTGTCTTACAAAGCTCACCCACTCGAAAATCTGTTTTCACCGCCCCGCTTAAACATCACGCAACCTAGCAAAATAACTCTTGACACTCACAGCCCCATTTTATATGAGGGAGGTATTCCGAGCGAATCTACAAGCAATAATCAATACGCTCACAATCACCGCATAACCTCCGCACTATTCACCGCGCCATTGCAAGTTCACAAGCTTGCCGCTAAATTAATCGAAAACTATGCTTGACAACACGCACAAGCGAGCGTATACCTTTAGCTCATGCTAGATTTAACGCCAGACACCAAAATGCCAAGCGACATCGGAGACTCGAAATATTCCGTGATTGGCGCAATGACACAAAAATCTCGCGCCATGTTTGCAATGGTGGTTGAGCGGTCTAAGCGTGGCGTGTGGACATCTTATGGTGACTGCCTTGATGTTGGTATGGTTGCCCCGTCATCTGAGATGAGGCGAATTTTAAAGGCGTGTGTAGACTCGGATTCGGTTATTGTTAAGTTTAAATATATGGGGCGCAAGGTTTGGTTTTGCGTTTAATTAGAGAGGAGTAATTATGCACGCAGGAGGACGACCGCCAATCTTTAAAACAGCTGAAGAACTAGACGCTAAAATTAACGAGTATTTTAACGGTGGTGCTCGCGTTTATGAGATTGTTGACAAAAAAGGAAACGCCAGAACTATCCCGAAAGTTACATTAACCGATTTGTGCCTTTTCCTTGGGTTTTGCGACAAATGCTCGTTCTATGATTACGAAAAAAAGCCAGAGTTTTCCCACTCCATAAAAAGAGCAAGGATGATGGTAGAGCGCGAGTACGAAGAAAGGCTTGCAACCAACGCAGCTACAGGGTCAATATTTGCCCTCAAAAACTTTGGGTGGAAAGACAAGCAAGAGATCGACCACACCACGAACGGCAAAAATATAACACAAATCCAAAGGGTAATTATTGACACCGCCGCTCCAAATCCAAACGCCTAGGTGGGCATTACCGCTTCTTTATCCCAGACGCTACAAGGGCGCAAAGGGCGGGCGTGGTTCTGGCAAGTCTCATTTCTTCGCAGAGTCGCTGATTGAGGCTCTTGTTTTGGATCCAAACAAGCAGGCGGTTTGTATCAGAGAGATTCAAAAGTCACTTAAATTCTCAGCCAAAAAACTGATTGAAGATAAGATCCGAGCTTTAGGCGTTGTTGACTATTTTGAAATCACGCTTACTGAAATTAGGCGCAAAGGCGGAACCGGAATAATCATCTTTCAGGGGATGCAAGACCACACAGCTGAGTCTATCAAATCACTAGAGGGTTTTGATATTGCATGGGTTGAGGAGGCGCAAAGCTTGTCGGCGCACTCCTTAGAGCTTCTGCTTCCAACAATTCGCGCAACAGGTTCGGAGATTTGGTTTTCATGGAATCCAGATCAGTCAGATGATCCGGTAGATGTTTATTTCGCCGCGCTTGCTGGAGACGAGTCTGCTGTGTGTATCCATGCAAACTACCTTGATAACCCGTTTTTACCGCAAGAGTTGGCCGATGAGGCCGAGAGACATCGCCGAATGAAGCCGGACACGTTTGGGCATGTATGGCTCGGCGAATATAACGAGCTATCGGACAGATATGTTTTCAGCGGTCGCTGGCGTATTGCCGACTTCGAGACAGAGGGCCTCGGAGATCCGTTGCACGGTATGGACTTCGGTTTCGCTAACGACCCGACAGTAGCCGTTATGGTTTACGTTGCAAATAATCGGCTTTATATTCGTAAAGACTGCGGCAAAGTCGGGCTAGATTTAGACGACACGGCAAAATTCGTAAAAGACAGAATAGATGAAATAGAAAAATATGTTATTCATGCGGACTGCGCCAGACCAGAGTCTATTAGCTATTTAAAGCGACACGGGTTGCCGAGAATTGATGGGCCTGCCAAGCTTAAAATCATTGACGGTATCGAATTTATAAAGAGCTTTGATGAGGTAATCATACACCCAGAGTGTAAGGCAACGGCTGAGGAGTTCCGCAAATACAGCTACAAGGTTGACAAGCGCACCGGAGACATCCTGCCGGACATTGTAGACGCCTGGAATCATTACATAGACTCAATTCGATACGCGCTATATGCAATGATTAAGGGTAGCGCAGGGCCAAGCCTGCTTATTTATTAACCTAGCAGGATGACCACCCACTCGGGCGGTTTCCTAGCCCCAGACTTCCAATTCTCGACAGTCCGAAGCGGGATTCCGTGCATTCGTGCGAATGCAGTAGACCCACCTGCCTGCTCAATTAGTGTTTGGATTTTAGTCATCGTCTCTTCCTCATTTCCGGGACTTGCGCCCCTTTGGTTAGTTGGATGTTAAATCATCATACGAGGGTAACAGGTACGGTTTGCCCGTTTCGGCGGCAAAATTAGCCTCCCAAATAGTTGTTTCCGAGGAGTTATTTTCCGCCAGTGCTGACTCAACAAAAAACCCAGAATCCTCGTCGTATTTAACGGCAGGGCTATGCATTGTTTTTCCATCCCCATACAACGCGACATTGATTGCGGTTTTGTATGCGTTGCGTGTGTGGCCTCGTTTTTCAGTTTCAATTTTCATAGTCTTATTTTCTTTTCTTGGTTTCTTGGTTTCAGTCTTTACGATTTAAAAAAGTTCTATATCTTTTCCTGCTTTTGGGTTGCCTTTATTGTCCAACTCATAAAAAGCGCCTTTCGCCGCTTCCCGTGAAGCGTTAAAGTAATTAATTGCGTCTTGTGCGGTGTGTGCTACAGGAAAGAAGCCTTCGCCGTATGGCTCTTCCATTGCGTCGTATTTATCGGGATCTAGTCCCGCTGTAGTAATTGCT